ATTGATTTGATTGAGGATGCTGTAGAGAAAGCACGCGCCTTTGAAGAACCAAAATTTCCTTACTATAACCCTGCAACATCAACTGTTGAATCGTTAACTGTAGGGGAAGCTAGAAATGCTGGTTTGCTAGGGAATTACGCCGGTCCTGAAAAAGATCGGCAAGTCGCTACTGAAGGCGCTACCCCATCAGATGCTGGTCCTTCTGGCGATGGCATTGATCAGGCTGCTTTAGCGGGAGCAGAATTTGGGGTTCCTCCAACAACACGGGAACCTTATACGGCCCCTCCCGGATATGAATGGGTTTATGATCCGCTGCAATCAAAACCTGTTTTGCAAAAAATTGGTGAAGGTAGCGCAGCTACAACTGTTGATACTGGTGATGGCGTTGGCGGCGTTCCCGGTGCCGTCACTGCCCCGGTTGCAGAAACACCACCTGTCCCGGTTGATTGGGAAACCGCAGCCCAGGAAATGTACCCCGAGTATTACGCCATTGTAAAAAACAACCCTGAAATTGCTGAACTATTAAAAAAGTCAGCGCAAGAAGGCTGGACAGAACAAAAGTTTGCTGCCGAACTACGAGGCACAAACTGGTATCAAACCACCACTTCCGCAGCACGCGAATGGGACACAGCCAGCGCACTCGACCCAGCCAGCTACCAAGCAAAAGTTGACGAAGCCGCAACAGCAATCCAAACCGAAGCATTGAACCTCGGTATACGGTTATCGGACGCAACGCTACAAAAACTTGCGTTAGATTCAGAACGACTCGGATGGGGAGCACAAACCATCACGAACGCTATCGGTATGGCAGCAACTGAAGGCGGCAGCGAAGGAGCGACACAGCTACGAGAAGGCTATTACGGTCAATCCGTACGCAGCCTCGCAAAACAATACGGTGTCACTCTCGCAGACCAGACGTTCAACTCGTTTGTCAACAAACTTGCTGTCGGAGAAGAAACCCTCGGTTCATTCCAGGACTACGCAATGACTATCGGCAAATCGTTGTACCCTCCGCTTGCAGAACAGTTCGACGCAGGACGCACATTCGAAGACATCACCGCAAGCTACAAAAACATTGCGGCAGACATCCTCGAGCGCGACGTTAACTCAATTGACATGGCAAAACCTGAATGGGTACAAGCGATCACTTACGTCCCTGACGCTAAAACAGGTGAGCAACGCCTGATGAACATGGGTGAATGGGGAGATTACCTGCGTAAAACAGAATCATTGGGATACCAGAACACGACCGAAGCCCGTTCCAGGGCATACGAAGTTGGTAACAAGATCGCCAATATGTTTGGGAGAATCTAATGAGCATGACAGACGCAGTCGGCGGGATGACAGAACTGATCCAAGACACCGATCAACGTTCCGCATACCAAATCATTGAAGACACGTTGCGCGCATACGGTCTTGAAGGGCTGTCTAATTTTGTTAACAGCATGGTGTTTGACGAAGACATCTTGGATCAAAACATTTTGGTTGGCCGGATTCGTGAAACTGACCAATACAAGCAACGTTTCTCAGGTAACGAGGCACGCCGACGTGCGGGACTTAACACCCTGTCAGAAGCCGAATACCTGTCACAAGAAAACCGTTACCGGCAACTGTTCCGTAACAGCGGTCTACCATCACAAATGTTTAACGACAAAGACATCACCGACCGACTCATTTCTAACGATGTTTCACCAGAAGAGGTAGCTGGCCGAGTCCAAAACGCATACGAAGCAGTAGCTAACGCAGACCCTGTCGTGCTTCAAGAAATGCGTCGCCTGTACAACATTGACGACGGTGGGCTGGCCGCATACTTCCTTGACCCAGAACGTTCACGCCCCATACTTGAAACCCAGGCTCGAGCCGCACAGATCGCCGGAGCCGCTGCACAGTCCGGTATGGGTATCGGTGTTGGCACAGCAGAAGAACTTGCACGTCGTGGTATCACTGAACAGCAAGCCCAAGCTGGTTTCCAGGCTATCGAAACAGGCCAGGAAATCTTTGGTTTAACCACGGAAGAAGCGCAGGCCGGGGAGCAGGCATTCGGGCAACAGGAACAAATCGGTGCGGTGTTCGGCACATCCGCTGCGGCACAGCAACGTTTACGTCAACGTGGCCGTCGCCGTCAAGCAGCTTTCGAGCAAGGTGGCGGTTTCGCAGGTCAAGGCGCAGAACTCACCGGACTTCAATAACTTGTGATATGATTGTCCCGATGCCCACGGTGGGCAGGAACCCCGCAAGGGAGAAATAGCAGCGTCACTATCTGCCTCCGGATGGTGATTGGGCAAAGGAGTGTACATATGGACAGCAACTTCGATGAAGAGCAAGAAGGCAGAAATCCGTTACGCGATCGGATGAGGCAGCTGGAAGCAGAAAATGCTGAACTGAAAGCGCAAGCAGATGCAGCGTCTAGCGCGGCACGAGAGTTGGCGTTCGTCAAAGCAGGTATTGACCCTGAGTTGCCGATCTCCAAATATTTCGTGAAAGCGTATGACGGTGAACTGTCGGCTGACGCTATCCGTGAAGCAGGTATCGAAGCAGGACTTCTGAAAGACACGCAGGCTGAAAGCATCAAGCAGGAAGCCGGAACGTGGAATCGGACGAACCAGATTGCGGCAGGTTCAGACAGTGAACCTCCTGTCGATTTTGTTCAACGCATTTCGCAAGCAAAGTCTCAAGCGGAAGTTGAAAAGTTGCTGGCCGAAGCCCAAGCACAATCCGAAGCCTTCTAACCGTTAGGGGGCTTCCTCTTTCCGAAAGGTTTGATCCCCAATGGCATATACCCAACAGTCATCAGTATCCGTCGATCAGGCGGCATTTGATCGGCTCGCATATTTTGCGCTCCGTTCAGAACTTTTGTTTGACGCTGTAGCAGACGTTCAGCCGACCCAGCAGGCGATGCCTGGTACGTCGGTTACGTTCACGATCTTCAACGATCTTGCTGAAGCAACGTCAGCCCTCACCGAAACGTCAGACGTTACTGCTGTTGCGATGAGCGACAGCCAAGTGACAGTGACCCTCAACGAATACGGTAACGCTGTTGCTACGACCGCTAAGCTGCGTGGCACCTCGTTCCTTGACGTTGACACTGTTGCAGCGAACGTCATCGGTTACAACGCCGGTTCGTCACTTGACACCATTGTTGCTGACGTGTTGAAGGCTGGTTCCAATGTCGCTTATGGCGGCGGCGGTGCAACCACCCCAAGTTCTCGTACCACCGTTGCTGTGGAAGACGAGTTGGAAGCCAACGACATTCGTAAGGCAACCGCACAGTTGCGTGCAGCGAACGTCCCAACGTTCAACGGTTTGTACATGGGATTCATCCACCCGGACGTTTCCTATGACCTCCGTTCAGAGACCGGCGCAGCAGCATGGCGTGACCCACACGTCTATGTTGACACCGACATGATTTACAACGGTGAGATTGGTGCTTTTGAGGGTGTCCGTTTCATTGAGACACCACGCGCACCTCTGTTTGCTAACGCATCAAACGGATCCGGTTCAGCCGGTACCATTGATGTGTACGCAACGTTGGTGATGGGCCGTCAGGCTCTCGCTAAGGCACACTCAATCGTTGATGGTAACGGTGCGCTTCCGAAGATTGTCCGTGGTCCTATCACTGACACCCTTGAGCGTTTCCGTCCAATCGGTTGGTACTGGCTCGGTGGTTACGGTCGCTTCCGTGAGGCAAGCCTCCGTCGTATCGAGTCATCGTCCAGCATCGGTGCTAACGCCTGATCTGGTTGACCCTGGTTGCGTTGCCCCCTGCTTCGGCGGGGGGCTTCGCTCTTTCTGGGGTGCTATTATTTAGTGACGACTACTAGGAGTTGACATGAGTATTTCTAATTATGCTGAGAACAAGTTGCTGGATGCGATTTCTGGTACTGCGTTCAGTGTTTCTGCTGCGTATTTGCAGTTGCATACGGGTGATCCGGGTGAGGATGGTACGGCTAATGCGGCTGGTGAGACTACTCGGAAGGCTGTGTCGTTTGGTGCAGCTTCGGGTGGTTCGATGGTTTCGTCTGGGACTGTTGAGTGGACGAATGTTTCTACGTCTGAGACTTATTCGCATTGGTCGTTGTGGGATGCTTCGTCTGCTGGTAATGCGTTGTGGTCTGGGGCGTTGGCTTCGTCTGCTGCTGTGACGGCTGGTGATACGTTTCAGATTACTTCGTTGACGTTGACGTTGGACTGATGGCAACTAATTTTCCGGGTTCTTTGGATTCGTTCACGAATCCGTCTGCTTCGGATGCGATGGATTCTGTTACGGTTCCTCATGCTACTCAGCACGCTAATTTGAATGATGCTGTTGAGGCTTTGGAGTCGAAGGTTGGTGTTGATGGTTCGGCGGTTACTTCGTCGCTTGATTACCAACTAAACGCCATCGGCACATGGATTAATTTCACTCCAACGTGGTCATTTACTTCTGGCACAATTAACCCTAATGTTGCAACTGGTCGCTACATGGTTGTTAAAGAGTTGGTAATTATTCAAGCAATGTTGCGCGTTAACAGCGTAAGCGGTAGCGGGGATTTGCAACTCATCGTTCCTTCAGCGGCGGCAATGGATGCCACTCTCACCTCGTTTTGGTCTGGCGGGTACGGGACAACATACGACGCTAACACTTTAGTTCACACCGCAGTTATGCCATACCACAGCGGCAGTAACACAATTTTTAATTTCAGGTATCACGGCGGTTTTATTTGCACTAGCACATCTCCGATAACTTGGGCAAACAACGACGAACTATTTTGTACCATCATAGGGGAGAAGCCGTAATGGATTTAACGTCACCGTTTGACCAACAGAATGTTTCGCTTGATTTGTATGTGGGTCGTATGCGCCACCAGCGTGATCGTTTGTTGGCCGAGTCTGATTGGACTCAAACCCATGATGATCCGACTGGTAACCGTGAAGCGTGGGCAACCTACCGTCAAGCCCTGAGGGACTTTCCTGCAACATGGGAACCGTCAGACACCGCCGAGTTCCCTGAGGCACCACAATGACCACGAACTTCCCGTCCAGCATTGATGCGTTCACGAACCCTACGTCAGCTGACACGTTAGATAATCCGCCGCACGATCAACAACATGCCGATATTAATGACGCTATGGAAGCGGTGCAAACGTCGTTGTTGGATGGCGCACCGTTACATATTGATGATGCTAACGAACGAGTAGGTATTGGTACAACGACACCTAGCACGACACTTCACGTTGCTGGAAGTATCCTGTCTGATGACAGCGTAACGATTGGCTCTGGTGGCGAGTATGTTGCTGGTTCTATTTACTCAGATGCCAACTGGGGAATGATTCTTAGGGCAAAACAGGATAGCCCTTTGCAGGCCGAATTTAGGATTGCTAACTCTGCAGATACAGAGCGTCTGCGTATTGACAACTCTGGCAATGTTGGTATCGGTACAACTACACCTAACAACACGCTGGAAGTCATGGGTGATTTATTTGTCGGTGATACAAGCCGAACATATTCAGGTCATCCGCAGTATGGAGGTGTTGCGTTTCCTCGTGGCGAGATCATGTTCTCAAACACGAACGGGCAGAACCAACTGTATCTAGCGTCGAACCTCACGATGAACTCGACAGGTAACAGTGGCACAGGTGCATTTGAGACAATCAATACTGGTGTTTCAGGATTCATCGGTATTGACAATGGCGGCGTTGCTGTCGGCACAGCCGCTTCAACTACAGCAGGCGCGGAACCAACATTCAACATTGGAGTAAGTGTTACAAACGCTGGTCATGTTTCAATGCCAAACCAGCCTCGCGTATCTGGTTACGCGAATATAGGTGGTAGTTACTTTGCTAATTCTAATTACGTAATGAGCAACCTGTTAGTCAATGTCGGGGGCGGTTACAACACTAGCACAGGTGTCTACACGGTTCCTGAAAGCGGAACTTACATGATGTCTGTTTCTGCTTTATCATCACCAGCCCCAGGTTACGGCTACTACGAGTTTAAGAAGGGTGGTGTTGTTGTGGCTTACACCCATTTCAGTCACGATGGCCCTTGGGAAAATTCGGGTGGCACTGTTCTTATTAATTGTGTTGCAGGCGATTTCCTAGAAATCTATATCCGTGTTACGGGCGGCAACGTAGGTGTTTATCCGGTCAACCATAACTGCGGTTTAATAATGAAAGTAGCGTGAAATCAATGGACATTACCGTCACGATGACAGACATCGAATACCGAGCGTTTTGCTATGTTGCTGTCAGCCCTCAACAATGGGTTGAAAATCTTGTTGCTAATCGTTGCCGTGAGGCGATGGATGAAATGGTCAAGGATGAAACAGAACGCCTGTTGGCTGATCCTGAGGTTGTTTCTATTCCTGCTGATCGGGAACAGATTATTGCTGGTAGCACGTTGTTATCTGCCGCTGAGCGTCAAGCCGAGCATGAGGCTAATCCGCCTACTCCTCCCGAGGTGCCTGCATGACTACGAATTTTCCGTCCAGCATAGATAACTTTACGAACCCGACATCCAGCTCGACGATGGCTTCGCCGTCGCATTCTGCTCAACATGCGGATGTGAATGATGCGGTTGAGGCGATTGAGACTGCGTTGTTGGATGGTGCGCCGTTGCATGTTGATGATGCGAATGAGCGTGTCGGTATCGGTACAACGTCACCTGAAGTTCCCCTGCATGTGGAGGGAGGCACTGATGCCTCGCTGACTGCTGGTTCAGGCTATTTGCAGGTGGGTGAAACATCAGGCGACAACATCGTTATTGACAGCAACGAGATACTCGCACGCAATAACAGTTCATTAGACACTTTGTTTCTGCAAAACGAAGGTAACTACGTCTACATCGGGTCGAATGTGACGGGGACACGATCTACCGAGAGTTTGCGTATCCAGTCTGGTATCCGTGGACAGTTACCGTCAGCGAACGGGAGCAATCAACTGATTCACCTTTACAACAATGTGAACATTGGCTATCCGACTGGTTGGGGTGGGCAGGATGCACCGCAGTACGGGCTATCGGTCTACGGTGCTATTGACTCGGGCAACCCGATTATTTCTGGGCAGATGGGCACGGCGATGACCAGTCCGACTGGTGACACAATCCTATTGTTCAATGAGTTCTGGGAGAATCAAGGTGGTATCACTTACTCGGCTGGTGTGTTCACAGTTCCTATTGCGGGCAAATACAGAATTACCTTGAACCCGTTTATGCACGGAAGTTCTGGCAATTTACGTGTTCTTATCGGCATCAACAACTCTGCACCAGCGAACTCTTCCCACTACGGTCACTGTTATGCCTCGTCTGGGTCTGGGTACAGAACTTTGTGTCTTGACTCAATCGTTGACCTAACAGCGAACAGCACCATCAGGTTTAGGTTGTATGAAGGACAAATCTACAACACATCTTCTGACCGCTTCAACCAGTTTTCAATAGCAAAGATCGCATAGGGAGAAACATCATGGCTACATACACAATCACTTTGACAGAAGCAGAAGATAAGGCAATTCGGTACTTGGTGGATGACCCTCAAGATTGGATTCAGAACGCCGCAGGCAGTCAAGCACAGCGAGGTGTTGACGCTATTTATGCTGTGGAAGTTGAACGCATGACTGCTGACCCCAACATCGTCAGTATCCCAGCGAACAAGGAGCAGGTTGTGTTGGATGCGGAGGTGCTGTCTGTTGTGGAACGTAACGAACAAGCCGAGTTCCCTGACCCGCCACAGGAGTAACCGATGAGTCGGCTGTACGAATCCTCCACCGACTACGAAGAACACATAACGTACGCCGGAAACACCGTAGAACAAGACTACGACAACCCCGACTACCTATACGACCGGGAACAACTCACCTACGAAGGCACCACCGCCAACGTCGCACAAGGCTACGCATCCACAGCCCTGACGTATTCTACGAATACGACCGGCTACAACGGGTCACGCACACTCGACACCACCGCTACCGGAACCGGCACCGGCAGCTCCACAACCATAGGTGTTCGCATAGCGTTCCGCACCGCCACAGGTGACGGCACCGGCACCTCAACAGCAACAGGTTTACACGTCGCCCCACGCACAGCAACCGGCGACGGCACAGGAACCTCTGCTACAACCGGCCTACATATTGCGCCACGCACCGCCACAGGCAGCGGAACAGGCACATCCAACAACGCCATCCTGCACAAACTATTACGCACCGCATACGGCAGCGGAGGCGCAACCACCGGAGACAGCGCAACCGGACTCCACATCGCACCCCGAACAGCAACAGGCGAAGGTGACGGAACCTCTGCTGTTGTACAGGTACGCACCACGTTCGCTACAGGCAGCTCGACAGGGGCAGGAACCTCAACC